AGGATCACTTTTACGATCCCTGTCTGGATAACACTCATTGACTTGATCTCTGAATGTTTCAGCAGCTTTAGATAGGTAAGGCTTCATTAGCCAAGTAGCAATTTTGCTTCGTCAGCAGTAATGCCAAGTCTGTCAAGTAATGCTTGTTTTTCGGCAGCTTTTGCTTCGGCTTCGGCTTTTTTTGCTGAATAATCAACAGCATCTAATTCCATTTGAGCAATTTCCTCAGCAGTTGCATCTCTGACAATTTCCTCGCGAGTTTCACAATTAACAATTTTAATTTGAGGTAGATTTGTTTTAGCCATTATTTAACTCCATAAAGTAGAACTGTGCCTGATGTAAAATCACCACTTGCGGGTAATAATACTAAAGATGAAATTGCACCTGTTTGATTATAGGCATGTGATGCCCATACAAAATTGAAATTTGTTATCGTGGTGGGATTTCTAACAAAAGATAATGAATTTGCTGTTTTCCAAGTAGTAGTATTTGCATAATCATAAATTGTCCAATATTCCAAACTTGTACTTGTTCCATTATCTGATGGTGCTCTACTAAGCCAAGATGTAGAATCAAAAGCAGTATTGCTTGAAGATACAACATCCATAGTTACATGGCGACTGGCCGTTGAGTCTGCATTTACTCTAATTCTTAAATTTTCATTATCAGCTACATGCCTATCATTTCTAATTACTAACACCAAATTATTGTAAGTTGCAGGAATTGATGAAAGTGTTATTGATGCGCCAGTCAAAGTTGTAGTCGAAATTAAAGTCATTCCACCAGCAGCAGGAGCAGCCCATTTTAATCCTGTGGCTGTTGATGTATCAACTGTTAAAACATCATTATTAACACCTGAATAAGTTAATTTAGCTGGAGTGTTGTCAGCTGTGCCAGCAATCAAATCACCTTTAGCATCAATTATTGAATCAGGTATTTGCGCATCAATTTGCGCCTTCAATGTTGTATCAATTGCAGATCCAAGTGTGCGAATTGCACTTGCACCATCTTTAACAAGATCGGTGTCATCTGGAGTAGTCCAGCTATAATTGGTGGTGGTTGCCATTTTATCCTATCCTCATGCGACTATTGTAGCGTATTCCCAAGTTAAAGTTGGGCTTAAAGTGTTCCATGCCTCGGTGGCTGGAGTTGTATTCCAACGCATCGCTACTTGGCTAAATGCGACTGGGGAAACATTAATGGTGAGAAACAGTTCATTGAACCGAGTGCTCCATGACCATCCCTCGACATAACCTTCAAAATCTCCACCTGATATTTGGGTCGGTAGGTTTTGAATATGAACTGGCATTCCCATGAATACAGCTAGTAGATCATCACGATCTGCATTACCTATTTCTTGGCTAGTAATTGGGAAGGTGATCGATTGAAATGCTGGAATTGGGTAGGCTCTTTGGGCTATGTATCTATCGGCAATCGCCTGAGCATCAACAGCACCCTGAACCCTTGAATTAATGCTTTCGGCTTTGTAGCCATATAACGCAATTGAAGCTGCATCTGTGGCAGTAACTTGTGAATTGTAATTGTTGCCATAATTGATATAAATATCATTACGAACATCTGCTGATCTCATAATTGTAGATAAACCTTGACCTAAAGCGTGGCGGGCATCTAGTTCAACATAACCATTAATTAAAAGATAATTCTGCCTATGATCTGCGTCTGCATAACCGATATTGCCCTGATTGTCTTCGTAAATATATCCAAATGCTGAATTAGCGATATCTGAAATAATGTTGTAGATAGTGTCCACAGTTGTAGATTGAGCAGTCATAGTATAAAGACCCGGCTGATCAATTTCCCCAAGCCCTAGATTGACTGCATCTTCCCAAGTTTCGGTTGCATCATAAGTTGACCATTGAGAAGCTGCTGGAACATCATTCCAAGTGCCAAGTAATATGCTAGATAAAATCTCATATATTTGGTCGCCATCTTCATCTTGAGAAATGTTATCATCCCAAATTTCTTTGGTTAATTTTGTTAATGTTCCCATTGCCAAAATGGTGTATTGAATAACTGTTGCAATTTGACCCGTTGCACCTACTGAAACAGTTACATCTGTTAAATCTCCACCAAATAAACTTACATAAGATCCAGTTGAGTCTTTTACTTGTAAATCAAAACTATCGTTTATCTCAAAAGGTAAAGTTTGGTTATTTAATGCAACCAGCGTAACTTGCATATATGAAGGAAGCGGCTGTTGGTATATGTCAGATCGACCTGCTGTATGCTGAACATCTGAAATAGTTATGTCAGTATAATCAACCCCACCGACAGTTAATTTCCAATCAGGTGTAAAAACTGTCATTATCTATCCCTTAGAGCAGTTACACTTCTCGCTGATTGGCTGTTTAGATAATTTGCAACAGTTCGAGCAGTTCCCTCAGGATCTAATGCCCCACTAATTGTAATGTTATTAATTTGACCCATACCACGACCACCAAAAGTTGATCCGCTTGGAGTTGGGATATTTTCAAATCCCGATCTAGCAGATGGCGCAGGATTAGGTAATTGTCCTAAATTTACTCCCGGAATCAGATTTAATACTTTTGCTAATTCATTTGCTAAAGATACGACTAAACCAATTGCTTCTCGAAGGAAAGTAATAAATCCTTTAACAACACCAATAGCCCCAGCAATTGACTTTCCAAAACTTTCAGCATCTTTTTGGGTTTGAGTAAATCCTGAACTTAATCCACCTTCTCCAGTTAATCCTGCAATAAAAGCATTCAGGCTTGGAATGCCTGTTTCATTTAAGAATCCAATAAATTTCTCAATCTCAGGTAGTAAGGCTGTGCCAAGTGACTCCTTAGCTTCATCAAATCCTACTTTTAAGCGATCGATCTTTCCTTGAAATGTTTCAGCATTTGTAGCTGCTGCGCCACCATACAATTCAGCAAGTTTTGCTTGGACTTCGGTGAATGATAATGTGGCAAGTTCAGCCTTAGATAATCCCAGACCTAATCTGCCAAGTGCTGCTTGATTGCCATCTTGTGCTCTACCCAAAGCATTTGCAACTGTTTCTAAATCTTTACCTGATGCAGCACTAATATCCAAAGCAAGGGTTAATAACTTTTGGGCTTCCTCAGTAGATTTTGTAGATACTGCCAATCTCTGTAAGGCTGGGCGAAGTTTGTCATCGGCAACACCTGTGGCTAAAGATGTTTGAAGGATCATGTTCTCAGTTGCCTTTATTTGGGCATCAGTAGCGCCTGTGGCTTGTCTTAGCGCGTTGGCTAGCCTTAATTGTGCTTGTTCATCCTCAATCGCAGCCTTGACCCCATCAATGGCTAATTTAGTGCCATAGGCAACGGCAGCAGCAGCAGCTACGGCAAATGCAGCAGCAGCCTTCTTTCCAAAATCTGCAATCTTGCTTGAGTTAGTTTCAACGGCTTTATCAGCTTCACCTAACTTCTTTTTTAAGTCATCAACATCAGCAAGGATTGATAATTTTAATGTGCGATTACCGGTAGCCATTAGACCCATTCCTTAATGATGCGAGTAAAACTTTCTTCCCACTTATTAATCAATTCAGGCTGAATTCTGCGAAGGGTTGGATAAATGAACCATCCGCGAGATCCACGACCTGACCGCCCAGAATATGCAGGGAACTGTTTGAATTTATTTGAACCAAACTCAATGCCACCCCATAAGGTTTGCGTAGTAGCACCACCTGAAAATTTTTGGCGTGCGAATCCATAGCTGAATTCACCGATCTTACTTGACTTAGAGATGCTAACGCCATCCGCGACTCTCTGCGCAACTTTGCCAGCCTTTGTTCTTTGTCCAGCTGCTTGTTTAATTTCTTCAGATGCAAAATACGCCAGAGCAGCAGACTGACGGCGTGCTTCATCAGTAGCTTGTTCATCCATAAGTTTGAAAGCCTTGTAAATATCGCGCAGATCTTTTTTATCGTATGCAATTGTTTCACTTGCCATACCTCTGCTCCAATACTTCGATAGCTGTTAAAATGTCGTCTGAATCAACCCATTCACTCATTGGAATTTGTGTGGCTATTGCCAACTCAACCAATAATCTACTTAGGCTTCCTGCTGGGTGGCTTTTGGGTTTGCATCACCGACTATTACATCGCTGACTGTTTCCATCCAAGCCTCAAATGGTTTAACTGGCTTTCCAGCAGCTTCGCGCTTCTGAGCGTTGTATGCTAAAAACATTAAATCCCACATGCCAAGTTTTTCTTTCGCTTGACTTATGGTGTTGCCAGTTGTCTTTTCCCATTTTGCCCACTCAGGCGGTTGGGCTACATAAGTGGCTTGCTCGCCTGAGTTATATTCAATTGTAATTGGTAACTTCATTTTTTGCTCCCGTTTCTATTTCTTAACTAAATGTTTCGGTTACTTCACCCTTTGAAACTGTAAAGGTAAATGAAACTTCCTGTGCATCAATTCCTGATCCACCGGCTGTTGGAAACTCTGGCTTTATTGGAAACACAAATTGTGCTCCGGTTGCAGCTGTAAGTGTGATTGAAATATCGGTATCAGGAGCAGTTTCGGCTGCTGTCCATAGTGCCTCACATACTGAGTTTGCCTTGCCCCAATCTGCCAGCATATCCAATTGGAATGTGCCAGAAATATTGGTGGTCTTGTAAGCCTCGCCATCAAGTGTTTGATACACCTGACGCTCATTGACTTTTGTTAGTACTGCATTAGTCGCTTGTGCTTCGATGTCTGTTCCACCTGAGAAAGACAGCGAAATATCACGA